TCCGTTTTCAACGTGTCTCCAGTTATCTCTGGCATACTTGTTTTTACCGCATGTTAAAACCTTTGCAATCTCATCAAGAGCAAATGGTGGTATCAGGCTGTAATCTGGTTTTTCACCATCGTATTTGACTCCAGAGGCAAGTTTCTTCATAATAGAAAAGGGAGGGACGCAGCTCAATTTACAACGTCCCTCCCTATGTTTTTATTAGCCTTGCTTCTTAGCGGTACGCTTTGCTTTTGGAGCGGCTGCAACTTCAACTGGAGCAGGGTGTTTAACTGCGAGTTGATATTGGGTCAAACGATTGCCTTCGCGGGTAACAACTTGATTAGCTTCAATACCAAAACCAGCTGCACGGAGATAGTTGATCACTCGTCGTGGATCAGCAATACCGGCTTGACGGGCACCAGAGGAAGTCAGCGTATTCTGTCCGCTAAGGAACGTAAGCACTGCTTCATTTTGGGTGTTGGACTTGAGGAGCGATGTCAGTTTTTGTGTCAGTTTCTTGGTCATATGTTTGTGTGTTATGTTATATAGTCGGGATCAAATTAACGGTGTGATCCCTTTCACCAGAGTGTTTGCAATTAATACGGGGCGTAATCTACTTTGGATGTATCTTCAACCGTAAGTTCTACTGGCTTTGGTTCAGCGTCAATCTTAGTGTAAAGATCGATGAAGGCGGACCGAGTTTCATCATCGAATCGAGAGATGCACATCATGATCGATTTCATACGGTCATTAAAGATGGAGTGAGCCTTGACGATATGGCACAGACGGCGAGTTGAGACAACTTCATCCACACCATCGCTTTCATACGTTTTACGAATAACCTGAGACCAGGCAATGAGCTTGTCGCAGAATTCTGAATCATCGACATCGAATGCTTCCATGTGTTTGGCGATGATCTTATGTTCGATAGTGTTACCCGGATAGGGTTGATCAATGGTAGCCACAAACCGTTCGATAAAGGCTTCATCGATAATGTTCGCTGCTGAATATCGACCATCTTCAGAACCACGTCCCTTGGTGTTTGCAGTGGCGATTACATTGAATCCTGCTGCTGGTCGAATTACCTCACCGATCTTCTTGATTAGGACTGGCTTGCCCTCAAGGACTCCTTGAAGACACATGATTTTATTTGAACCACGATCAAGCTCATCGATGAGGAGAATGCAACCACGTTCCATCGCTTTGATTACTGGACCTTTGTGGAAAATGGTTTCGCCATTAACAAGTCGGAATCCGCCGATGAGATCATCTTCATCTGTCTCTGGTGAAATCTGAACTCGGATATATTCACGCTTGGCTTTGGCGCAAGCTTGTTCAACCATCATGGTCTTACCGTTACCGCTCATGCCGCTAATATATAGCGGGAAGAACATATTGGAATCAATAATTTTCTTTACTGTCGCATATTCACCCCATTGGACAAATGTGCGGTCAACCTCTGGGATATAAACATCTTCATTTACGGAAGATGAGATCAGGTTGACTTTAGTTGATTCGACTTTAGTTTGTGGAATTGCCATCATTAGTGTAGTTTCATTATTCTCATAGAGTGCATCTTGCTTTGTGACTGGAGTCACTTCATTCAGACAAGTTGCACCAACCTTATAGACTCCCTTGCGGACTTCAAATTGGGGTTGAATGAATGCTTCCTTAATAGAAGAGTGAGTCATGCCATTGCGCCATCCAGCAGCGAAGATTGTAGGCTCATCGATGATCATGTCTTCGGAGTATTGGCGAAGATCGGCGATTGTATTTGCAATTTCGGATTTCATAATATATTGTGGTAAGGAGAATGTACTAAATTTTTTAGGATATGTCAAGAACTTTTATTCAAAAATAAGCAGTTTTATATCGTGCTTAGGACAGTTGATATTAAAGCCAGCCGCTGAACAACGACTTGTAACCATTCAGATCTTGATCTTGGTATTCACGCACATCAGCCATGCTGTAAAAGTCCCGATACTTTTTAAAGATCAATCGGGCATTTTCGATGGTATCCGTCAGGTAGATGATACCTGCATTCGCCAACTTGTTATCGGCAAACTCAATGGCGAACTTGGCACCTTCAGCGAGTGCTTGGCGAAGCTGACCTTCGGTATCATAGGTTTCGGTATAGACTGAGTGGGTAATGAGGTTGTACATTGAAGTAGTGGTTTGAACTATGAAATCAGATTAACTCAAAATCCGAGAATGTCGAGAATTATTTTCAATTATTTCAAGAAACAAGTTCAGCGAATTTGTTCATAACGATTCGACTTGTGCGCTTGTCTGAAGTGTGCTTTGTGAAGGCTTTAGCTAACTTGTTCTGGGCTGCGGCAGAACTGAACTTGCCATTCATATCGAAATCTGGATCAAAGTCTTCATTCTCATCTTCAATGTTGAAATCACCGCGGGCGTTAAAGGTAATATATTGATCAAAGTTGAAACCATCTTCAATCAATAAGCATTTGTCTTTCTTATATTTTACCATCAGCTTTTTGATCTTTTCAGCTGCTTCGGTCCATCCAGATACATTATTGATTCCTTTATTGTAACGGAGAGAATTGATCGCAGAGTTTTGCATTCCGTTTTTAGATGAAGTAATGAAGAAACCGATTACCGTGGCACCACACGTGATCTTCAAGTTCTTAATAAGGGCTGCATAGCAAACTTGTGGAGAACGGGAAAGATGTACCGTCCGACCATTTAATTTCATGATGTACTTATCGCTGTATTGAGTACCTTTCTTTACATACTTTTCAGTCTCTTGATTGTTACCAAAACCAAGCGAAGCGCCGTCACCATCGGTTAAGAAGATAACATTCATCTTTTGAATCTTGTGCTTCATCTTGAATTGATTCACTAGCTCATGAGCAATGATAATGGTTTCATAGAGTGGAGTGCCACACATCATCTCATACGAACTAAAGACACCCGCATCGTGCTGGTTAAGTGAATCATCAAGTAGAAAAGCTTGGGCACGTAGTTGGCGGCATGCCAGATCATATTTGTCTTTCTTCATAGAAGAGTTCAACAGCTCAAATACTCCAGTATATCGGAAAGAGATTTGGTTTGAATTGATCTTGGAATATTCATCATCAGCTTTTGGATAACAATTGGTAAAACCATAAACTTCAAAGGGGATACCAACTGCTTTACAGAAGAAGCAAAGATTCAAAGTGTGGTTAATCACATTTGGAATGTCTCGGTACATTGAGCTGGAATAGTCGATGAAGAACATCATCCCGTGGCTTTTTGCGTCAGCGAGTTGCATCACGCTTTTGAAAATCTGATCTTCATATTTGTATGAATGAAGTCGGTTCACATCGATAGAACCAGTTGTATTCTGTCGAGCGCGGGAGTATTGAAAAGCAGCTTTACGGCGCTCAAATTCCTTAACGAGAATACCGACAGACTTTTTGGTAGATGCTTTGAATTTCAACCAATCTTCGGTTACTTCAATGCGATTGAAGTTTGAATAATTTCTATGACCGATCCGTGATTGCATTACCTCATCAACTGGTGTGACTTGGCGCATCATATGTTCCTTGAATGGAGTTACAATCTGCTTTTCAATGGTTGCATCGGATTGAATCTTGTTCAATTCTTTGTCAAGATCGGAAAGTGTCTTTGATTTCAGTCTTTCATTCACATCTGCAAATCCAGAGGTACTACCACCAGATCCTTCCGTGGGAGTTCCTTCTGGATCATTCGATTGAGTTTCTGATTCACCATTCTCTGTTTCGGATCCAGACTCATCGGTTTCATCTCCATTATTTTCAGAATCACTTTTACCTGTATCACCTGTTGGAGGATTTGAAATTGAAACCACTTGATCTTGATTGTCAAAATCTGGAACAGTCAGTGTGTCTTCAGACTGCTTATCTTCTGGAGATTGGTTTTCTTTGGAGAGATTGTCTTTCTCCAGTGTGTAAATTTCATTGCAGATGTCGATAACATCGCTAATAGTATCTGCCTTCAAACATTTCCGATAAATAGTTTCTTCAGCTATCGATAGAGGAATCGACATTAACATTCCAATCTTACCGCGAAGATTCAGACGGTCGATGAAAGGCATCTTGGATACATCCTTGCCCTTGATCTTAAAAAAATCATTTTCAATGAAGTAACGGTATCCGCTAACGAAGGAAGAAATGAGACCTGGATATTGGTCTTGGATCAATCGTTCAATTCTAATATCTTCCACGATATTGAAAACATCGAAGGGACAAGTTGGGAGACACTTTCTGAAATCATCCAGACCAGTTAATGGTGTATGAAGAGCGTGGCTGACTTCATGACCGACTAACAAATCGGAAACTTGCTTGTTATCGATATTCCATGTTGGAAGACCTAGCAGGCGGTTCTTAACATCGAAAAACGCCGTGTGGTAATTACCCGAGTGAACAGTGATATTCTCCTTAGCCAGAAGTTTGGCAAGTAGTGATTGGTGATTAAAGTTTGCTTTCATAATGTAGTTGCAGTCGATTACTTAGACAAGTTATCAGAAATTCAAAGTTTGTAAAGAATTATTTTCAGAAATTTTCAATGACCCATTCCTTAGCTTCATTCAGCTTTGCTTTAAGACCTGGAGTAGGTGAACCTGTGATTTGTGGAAAACCTTGAGTTCCTTTCAGGCGATTGCGAGCATGTGAATAAGTTAAATTCCAAACACCACCATCTTTTAGAGCAACTCCATATTGGACAGCGTCGGTCTTGAAAAACCAATGGACTGCTTCAAATCCGTGTTTGCCCATAAGATCGATATTAACTTGTTCTGGAAGTTTTTTCATAATGTAGTAGTGGTTTGAAAGATGAGCAGTTTCAGTCTTGCTCAGGACTTTTGGATTAACCGCAAGCAACGATTTTGAATCCTGTATTCATACCAAAATCTCGGATCACTTGAGTTCCGAAAAGGACTGCTGTCCAACGACCGCACTGCGTTGGGATCACCATGTGCCAAACACCAGCGTCAAGAATGCCGAGGTCTTTCAATCGAGCAACGACCTTTTCTTTGGTCGTGTATGTCTTAACATAAGCTGGGTTGATTTTGATTTCACCAAAGGCTCCGGTGATGGTCGATGCTTCAGTTTGTTGGGCGACAGTCAATTTGTTTTTCATAATGTAGTAGCAGTTAGCTATGAGAACAACTTAGCTCAAAATCCGAGAATGTCGAGAATTATTTTTGACTATTTTTGTTCATTCAAAATCAAACACTTGGGACGATTCAACGACCCTAGAGAAGTTCTTATGCTTCTCAAATTCCAGCTTTCTCTCAAACTTCCCTTCTAAAAGATCTTGCTTATGTGAGATAACGAACACGTTTGTTGATGAGTCCAAGGTGTCTAGGATCTTCAGTAGGTTATCCAGTCCATCTGAGTCTAAGGCAGCGTCAAAAGTCTCATCCAGAATAAGTAGATTTGTATTTGCGCTGTTCTTCATCTTGGCAATCTGTCTCCATGCGAACAATAGACTCAGATCGATCCTACTTCTTTCTCCTTCACTGAAAGAGAAGTAACTGAATTCATCTCGATGGCGACTTCTGATCTTCTCATTAAAGCTTTCATCTAACTCAAAGCAAACAAAGAAATCGAGAACTTGAAGATAGTTATTGATCAGCTTGTTCATCACTGGTAGATACTGTTTGATAACCTTGGTCTTAATACCAGTGTCCTTCAACAGCTCACCGATGGCTTCATTATATGTTCTTTCCTCTACTTGAGATGATTTAAGATCACCCAAAGTTTCCTTATTCTGGCGAAGCTTTTCCAGATCCTCAATGGCTTCGGTAGTGTCACTTTGATTTACCGACTTCTGAACGTGAGCATTAAGGTTTGAGATTCTTTCCGTGAACTTCTTAATGACGGCAAGGTTCGCCTTAAAGGTCGAATTCAAGTCATCGAGAGATTTGCAGACAGCTTGAGCATCTCTGAAATCTTCATTGGCTTTCTCCAGCTTTGACTTCAGAAGATCATATCCATTTTGAAGTTCGATTGCTTTGTCACGACATTCGCCTAGTTTTCCATCTTTAACATGAGATTCAATCGACTGATTACACTTAGGGCATTCATCATGATTCTCATAGAACTTAGCTTCGGTGACGATCTTTGAAATGTTATCTTTGATCTGTTTCTCGAATGAATTCAGAGAAGTGCAGACATTCTGAGCTTTCTTAAATGCTTCTTCCGACCTCTTTAAATTAGCACTATATTTGTCACCAATATCAATATTCGCATTCTGAAGTTCTTCCACGTTAGCCGACAATGTCGCAATCTCCTCGTTGAACTTAGCGATGTTATCAGAGTCCATCTGTTTCAGAGATTCGATATGCTTGCTATGAAGAATGATCTTATCTTTGATAGTAACTAGCTGATTCTCCGTATCCTTAATCGAGTCTTTCAGTTTAGCATTACGTTCCTTTAGAGCTGAATTCATCTTGGTGAAAACCCCGATGTCCAGAAGATCCTCAATGACTTCTCTCCGATGATTCGTGCTTAACTGCATGAAAGGAGTGAAGCTTCTGCTTCCAATAACAACAACCTGATGGAATGACTTGTGGTTCAGTTTAAGGATGTTTGTCTCCAGAAGTTTCTGGTAATCCCTAGAATGAGATTCTTGGTTCAATAGAATGCCATTCTGCCATATCTCAAAGATGTTTGGCTTAATACCACGAACAATCTTATAGTGAACATTACCAACAGTAAGCTCACATGTAACCACGCAATGCTTGCCGTTAATACTATTAACCAGTTGTGGCTTCGTTATGCTACGGTGAGGTTTACCAAAGAGTGAGAATGCAAGAGCATCCAGAATAGTTGATTTACCAGCACCGTTGGTTCCTACGATTAATGTAGATGCTCCTGGATTGAGATCGATCTTAATTGCATTATCACCAGAACTTAGAAAATTGCGAAATTCAACCGAATGGAATATAATCATAATGCGTCTGTAACCTGAGCTTCTATATATAGCCCTTGTAAAATCTCCTTGATCTTATCCTTGTCCAACTCAGTCTCTACCAAATCAACGTAACTATTCAGAAGTGTCCCAGTATCTTCTAATGAAACATTATCGTCTGAGATAGATTCGGCAGCATACTCGGTAAATGATTCAATAATCTTAATCTCGAATGGTTCAGCATCTTGAAGTTTATCGATGTATTTGTCAAATGCGATTGGATCCTTTTTACTGTGAACAACGACCTTCGCAAAGGTTCCCTTCATGAATGAAAGATCAAGTTCAGCCACAGCTTCTATCGGGTTATCAATATCCGAATCACTGTAAATCAACTTATTGAATATGCAAAGTGGATTCCTAACTGGAGTCAATTCTCTGGTGGAAGTATCCAGAACGTGAAAATACTTTGGATCATTTGAATCAGCCCATGTCATTTCATACTGCGACCCGAGATAATGGATATTTCCCTTTGAACTTTTAGTATGGAAATGACCACAGAGAACCATCTCATATCGAGAGAATAATGTTGGACACATTCCATGACTTGTCACTGGTGCTCCTTTCATCATCTCAAATCCCATCAGTTCTAGGTGACAGCAGATAATCGATGCTTTAGCAGTGTTAATGAAGTCAACACTTTCAACGTAATTGTCAGCAGCAATCCATGGAAGGAATCCAATATCAAGACCATCATAATTAACGACAGTCGGCTTCATTAGAATCTTTACATTCTCTTTGTAGTATGAAAGGTATTCAGTCAGCGAACAAAGATCGTTCGTGTTCTTCCAATAGCAATCATGATTACCTGGAATGATCGTCATAGTCATTCCATACTCTTGAAGTTTATCCAAGAACATCTCACGATTACGATTGATAACCTTGATGTTCAGCTGCTTTCGATGGTCAAAATAATCACCCAAATGAATGATTTCTTTGATTCCATTCTCTATGCAATAAGGGAAGAATTGTTCAGAATAGAACCTCTCTTGGTAATCGATAAAGACATCACTTCCGTTTTTGACACCAGCATGAGTGTCATTGATGATAGCTATTTTCATTAACTAAGGAATGATTCCAGAATTGACAGCTCTTCCTTCGATAACTGAAGTTCTTCAAATTCACCATTCTCTGGAATATCGATCTTCTTTCTTGGCTTTCCAAACTGTCTCTTGTTCGCAACCGATTGGTCACTAACATCATCGGAACCCTTAAAGAAGTTATCATTCTTGGATCGGATACGTTCAACCATTCCATCACCAGCGTGGTTCACATCGTCACCGAAATCAGCGAATGCGGAGATACCAGCGTGTTCAGCATAGAGTTCTTTAATATCCTGCTGTTTCTTTTCCTTAGCGATGCGACGGAGAAATGCGAAATATGAAATCTGAGTGAAGTAACCGAAAGCATTCGGAAGACCAGTTCGGGTTGTCTTATCGACATTGTAATTGGTAATGGCCTTAACGCAGTTTTCCACAGCATCCATAACCATCTCATCGCGGTAAGTGTAGTTCACGAAGTTGTACTTGTGTGAAAGACCTTCTGCGATCTTCATAAAGCATTCACCGATATAATCTGGAATCTTATGGTTCTGAATCCAGATTGCATCTGATTCTTTCTTCTCATTTACTTCGGTAACATAATCAACCACAGCTGAAGAGAACAGCTTATTGTTGACATAATGAACGGACTTCTTCTTAGCTGTGACACTCATGAATGTAATATAGCATATAAACCAATATATGTCAAGAATTATTTTTCATATCGACGAACTTATTTTCTTGACATACCAAAATAACCCTTTATAATGACATAGTGATTCCACCAGAAAACAATAAAAGTGCATATGATTGCATTATTTTCTTGACATATCCTACAAATATGTTATAATAACATTGTTACTCCATTAGATCTAGCAGTTAACTTGTAATTAAGAAGATCAAGTTCCGAAGGTCATCCGACCAAGGATGAATATAGTGGTAACTATTCCCCTTCGGGATGTAAACAATCCTAGATATTCCAATGCTTATTATTCCATCTAGGATCAGTATTCTCATCTACATCGAATCCATCTAATGAATCAATAGTCTCCATTAGTATGGCATCATAATAATGTTTTTTAAGTTCTAGTGGAGCAGTAGAGTCGATGAGAACCTTATTAGTATATATAATGGAAATCTCATCAGACGAATACGGAACCACCGGAATCAAAGCAATTTCTAATTCCGATTCTTCATCAATATCTCCCTGAAGGATATTATAAACCCCTTTGAGTTCAATAGAGTTCGGATGAACTTGAAGTAGTTCACCTATAATCTGTGAACCATCTTCCAGAGTGTAGACTCTAATCTGAAGCTTATCTAATTGTTCGATCAGTTGATTTAGCATATTAACGGGATTTCATAAAGTTTGTAATTGAAACTTTCCTTAGCATAGATATTCACTCTTTCTATGGCATGTTTCATAGTGTGATTTTTCTTTGACTTCCATGAAAGGTTATCAGAAATATCTATAACCACAGTTGTCTCATCATTATCGGACTTTCTAAGACCACGACCAATAGACTGGAGAACCCTTACTTGAGATTTAGTAGGCGCAGCGAAGACAATATTATGAATGTTTTTGATGTTGATTCCAGTAGAGAATGTACCGCTAGACGCAACAATAATCGCATCGGTTTCTTTTTCAACTAATGCTCTGATTCTTTCACGATCATCAACATCAGTGCTTCCAGATACAAAGAAGATCTTTCGCTTAGTATCCACACCAGCCTTTGCCTTGATCAGCTCATATAGTGGTTTACCATGCTTTTGAACAAGATTGAATAGAACCAGAGAGTTACCTTTTAAACCAACTGTTAAATTAGCAATAAAGTTATTTCGAGCAGAACAACTCACTAGGAAATCAATCTCATCCTTGTATTCCATCTTGGAACCGATCTTTCTGAATTCATCTTCATACTTCAGAACAATACATTTGATTTTAAGATCAGCTAACGTGTTTGAATCGATTAGTGCTTTTGTAGTTGTAACACGATGAACTGGACCAAAGCTTCCAGTCAAGACTAATTCGTGAACCTGAGTGTTATCTAGTGTGCCAGTAGTTCCAATTCGTAACGGAGCATTAGTGATAGCTGACATAATCGTGGTTAATGACTTAGCTTTAAATAAATGAGCTTCGTCACCGATAACCATACCGAACTGTAAGAACCAAGACTTTGGAAGATTAATCGCAGATTGCCATGTAGTTACAATAATTGGAGCATCGATATTGAACTTCTCTTTTCCAGAGTAGATTTCATGGACAGCATTAGTTGCATCAAACCATCTATCTTGTTGAGTGTAATCCTCAAAGTCTTTATGAAGCTGAGATACCAGAGATGTCGTTGGAACCACAACCAGAACTTTCTTTCTAGGATCTTCGTTATTCGATAGGAACCAACGAATGAGAATGTAGATGATTAAAGACTTTCCAGAGCCAGTCGGTGAAATCAATAATGCTCTTTCTTTTCTAATGGCATGAATTACAGCTTCATACTGGTAGTCTCTAGGTCTAATCAAACCATTCTTATTGTCAGTAATAACAAGAGAATCAATGAACTTGGTAATATCTTCAGCAGAAGCAACATTTTGCGGAAGAACATCTTTATCCAAGTTCAAAGAATAACCACGACTTTTAGCAAAGTCTGCAAGATTAGCTAGTAATCCATATGGTAACGTATTAGCCCTACGATCAAAAAGTCTAACCTTGCCGTCCCAGGTCTTGTTCTTAAATGCAGGCATATAGCGATACCCTTCAGTGTAAAAAGTAAAGAATTCACTAATCTCCATTAATGTTCCAGAATCATCAGAGTGAATTCTGATGCTAGTTTCATCTTTCTTTTTTACTGTTATCATATTACATTCCAGCTGTGAACTTCTTCCAATCGAGTATATTCTTAATATTGCTGTGTCTCCATTTAATATTATCCATAATATCATGCAATGCTTCAACTAAAGTCTTTTGATAGTCAATCTGCACTGTTAGTTTACTTATATCTGGATCAGTAGAGTAAAACATTTCCATGTCTCCCTTCAATGGTTTGGCCATTCCGTTAAATGGATCATAAGGCCACTGTCTTTCGTCCAGCTCATCTTTAGTCATCTTGCCATTATAATACATCCATTTATCTTTACGGAGATTATTCAGTTGCATTTCACGCTTCTTTAGTTGAAGCTTTGCAAGACTATACAACTCCAGATACTTTGAATGCAGACGTGCACTTTTCATCGAAGTTTCATCAAGATTCAAATCGTCAATAACCGAATCTTCAGCCCAGTTTTTTAGTATATCATCAAGTGTCATGTGTAACTTGATTTATACTGAAAAAATCACTTATCAAATGAACTCAAAATAATCGTATCTGAATGAAACTTCTGCTTGCAGATACTCAATATCAGTTAATTGAACATTAAAATCAAGACCAGTAATAGAGATTGGAAATGCTCTGACAAATCTAATCTGTCGATTTAGTTTACTATCACTTGACATTATATTAAGAATCACATCCGCATATTGTAATTTTACGGCATCTGTATTCAACTTAATCCAGTTGAAAATCTCCTTGTAGTTGACCATATCTTCATCAACCATGATCTTCACGTTTAACGGATCATAAGACAGAGTATCACCAGTTACATATCCTTTACGATTCCTAAATGATGCTTGTGATTCTGGCAAAGCAACAGATGGAATATTTGCAGTGACAGCGAAATACTCAGCGTTTGAAAAATCACCTTCGATGGTTAATTTGAAACCGATTGGTGATAACAGATTAACATTTGATGTTAAATTACTCATGTTGTTATTTATGAAAAAAGGGGACACTCTTTTTACGGAGTGTCCCCAAAACTTAGTTAATTAAAACTCAGTTTATATCCAGATTATGGAGCGACGGTATAAGCACCACCAGCGCCACCGCCGATATTGCTGATAACAATCTTACGGAAGTAGATGTTCTTCGCATCGGTACCTGTGGTACCTGCGCCACCAAGACCAGCACCTTGAACGAACGGGTTAGCAACCAGACCATAACGGGTCTTGAAGCCGATCTTCGGTTGGAAGCTGTTAGGATCGACCGCACGAACCATTGTGAGTGGCACGTAAGGGCAATAGAACAGACCAGCGTCATAGCTGTTTGTACCACGATAACCAACCGTTGCATAGTCAACAGTTGCATATGGGTCAACGAAGACCTTCATGCGACCATTGAGGATACCAGCGAAGGTATTACCAGTGTCGTCAACATTGAGGTTCGTGGACAATGCAGGAGCATAGGCGAGAACACCAGCAGCAGCAAGAGCAGAAGCAACATTGCTGGAGCAAAGAACGTAGTTACCTTTACCGCGACGAGTGTCTTTGGCAATGCGGTTAGCTTCGACTTCAAGTTGGAACAGAAGACCCTTGATCTTTTCAAGGAACCAACGGCCATCGGCATCAGTGTCGATATTGAATGTACCTGTACCAGCAGCAACGGAATCCGTAACTTCAGGAACTGAAACTGGATTAACATAACCACCAAGCTTAGCCTTATCATTGACAGCCTTGATGATTTCACGGTTGATTTCAGCCAAGATTTCGGTTGACAGGATGTTTGCAAGTTCGCCTTCAGCATCAAGACCGTGAACGGACTTAAGGTCTTGGGCAAGTTCCATGGTGTACTCGGCTTTCAGAGCACGAGTCTTAGCAGTGACAGTTTGCTTATCGATGGTGAAACCCATGTTAGCAAAGCCATAGCCATCGCCAGTGTAACCATTTGGAGAAACAAGACCACCCGTTGCCGAGGTAGCATTGCCAGTCAGAAGTTCGCCATCAACAGTCGAAACAGGGCCCGAGAAAGCCGTATCAATCGTGTTCATGAATGCTTCCTTGCTAGCACCAGTGGTATCATAGTTTTGATAGTTGGACTTCATTGCGAAGATCAGGCCAGTAGGCATGTTCATCGGCTGAACCGAAGCAATATCATAAGCGATGAGGTTAGGCATTGCACGACGAACCAGAGCGATAAGAACTGGATCCCAGTTACTCACAGCGGAGGTCGAAGTGGATTCGCCAAGGAAAGCGGATTGAGCGCGTTCTTCTTGGAGAGCCTTCTCTTGGTTTTCAAGCATCACAGCCGTGATTGCTTTACGATAGTTGTCTTTGAAAGCAGGAGCATCCTTGGCTTCAAGGATTGCGGACCACTTCTTTTCAAGTTGTTCTGAATTATACATAATTGCTATTCTTTAGTTGTTGTTTTGTTTTGGGATATGTCTATTTTTGAATTAACCTTTAGCTCTCGCTAAACTAGACACAGCGGTTAAATATTTTGCCATTGTCGGAGAGATAGATTCTGATGAATCTGCACCTTCGATAATAACTTCGGTTGAATCATAAACTTCAGTCGATTCTTCAAGCGACTTCAGATTATCTTTATTGGAGAAATAAGCTTCTTTGATGGTTTCCACTTTGTTACGGAACGTATCTTCTGAAACGAATTCGATGTCTTGGACAAGATCGTTAAGTTTTGCAGCTTGTGTATCAGCAAGTGAATCGGCAGCTTCAGCAAGAATCTTTTCACGAACAAGCACTTCGACTTTTTCGCTGAGAGATTGAACTTCGGACTGGTTATCTTGAAGTGATTCCTTGAGACGAGCAACTTCGGATTCCATATCGGAAACGATGTCTTTCTTACTTTCTGGAACTTCAATATAATGTTCGACAAATACCGACTTCATTGCAGAGATAAAGTTCTCAGCAACTTCAGTGCGAAGGGTGCTTTCAAGGGCAACCTTATTGTCTTCCACCCATGCTTCGACAACATAAGTCAGATAATTGTCAACCTTTTCAGCAAGATCATTGCGTTGTTGTTCGCTTTGTTCTTGAAGTTTAGTTTCAAATTCTTCAGCCAGACGTTGCTTTTCTTCACGAACCTTTGAAGTAAGTGCAGCTTCAAAAAGAATAGCTGTCTTTTCTTTAAATGCTTCGGTAAGATTAGCTTCCGAATCAGTCAACACTCTGAGGTCTTCAGTGTAATCAACGGACTCATTTTTTGCTTTCCCTTTGGCCGCCTTATATGCATCATACGCATCATCTGCTTTATCATTAAAATTTCTCATTGCAGTATAATACGGTTCAAGCGAATCGTCATCAAGTTTGCGTTCTTTTGCCTTTTTGTACTTCTCTTCGGCTTCATCAGCTTGTCTGCGCAGAAACTTATATTTAGTGTTTAATGATTCTGCTGCTGCATTAAAATCTTCTTCAAGCTCGACTGACTCATTCTTCATAGCAGCTGTAACAGCATCTCTGCGCTTCTTCAGATATGTATCGGAATCATCAACTTTGCCATCGTTATCGATGTCGTCATCTTCTTTTCCGACTGGATCCAAAGCTTCAGAAAGCTTTTGAAGTTTATCCAGAACAAAGTCACTTGAACCAACTTTACGTTGATTGAACTTGATCTTTGATACTGGAGTATCTTTAGACTTGAATGTAATACTATCGGTTCCGATATCTGTAACAACACCAAAATTGGTCTTATCACCTTTTTTCAGATTCTTAGCACGATTCGCAATCTGCTCAACGCCTTCTTCTAATTCAACGGAATCTTCTTTCATGTATTTTTCCATATTCTTATCTAATGCGAGTTTAGCAACTTTTTCAGCATTTGCGCCATATTCATCTTTATTGAAATATCTCACGGCTTTGCCTGATGCTGCAACAATTTTGAAGTTTCCTTTTCCATCAGAATCGACGTGAGGTCTAACGCCTTCTTCCATATCATCTTCATCAGAGTCATCCGATTCGCCCATTTCCGATTCATCGGTGTCGGCATCATCTTCAGCTTCTTCATTTTTTGCTTCGATCAAATCAACTTCATCAGAATCCACTGCTTGTTCTTCGGAAACGATAGACGATTCCTGTTCAAGCTCTAGTTCTTCAGCAAGTTGTTCTACGGTAACATCTTCAATGATGTCTTCTAGTTCGTTTTGTTTTTCCATGTAGTTTAACTTTCTATTTTTAGAGATTGGTGAGGAAATCGTTAAAGATTCTTACTTGAGCCTCGGCAATCCGAGAAGCAGGTGTCTTCTTAATTTCGGTCACATAATTTTCAATCTGGCTCGGTTTAAAGATACCATTCTCATAGATCCATGATACCGATTCCATTATCCCATTAACAAAAGCAGCAGGAGCAGAAGGGTCTTGAACAATATCAACTGTTGCCAGTAAGAAATCACTCTTGACATAAGTTGAACCACCGCGTGACTCAACCGTTCCCATACCTCTACTGGATACACCTAGACGAACACCACCTTCAATTAGTCCTTTCACAATTTTACCCATCGGTGTGTTCAGAATGAGTGCCTTCCCAACAACGTCATCACCAGTCCATTTAAGTTCTGTGATGCGATGCGAAACTTTATCCAAGTTAATACTAGGACCATCTGGGTGATTAAGTTCACCAACGGCACGACCAGACATAACTTGCTCTGTCACATATTTGTGAACAGCTTCTTTTAAAACTTGACGTGGATAGATACGGCGATTTTTATTCACTCGTTCAGCCTGCATGAAGACGCCTTCGATGAAGACATTCTTTTCAGTTCCAACGCTTTCGGTGACGTATTGAATATTTACGTCATTATGTTCTGTAATTAATTTCATTAAGCTTTTTTAACAAGATTATTATAAAGTCCACCTGGACCGCCAAGCTTACTACCAGCAGGGCGATATTTACCAAGTTTATATTTCTTGTTATATTCGTCTTGGCTCATAGCACCTGCATTAACTTTTTTCATATCAAAAGTCTTACCAGGTGTTGGTGCTTCGTCGAGATCATCTTCTGTTTCCTCACGCATTTTCTCTGCAGCGACGAGTTTAAAAGCTCCACGACGAAGTGTAATATTACTACCATTTTGCAGATCGATTACATAGGATTTGTCATCTTTATGTAAACCCAAGTTGATTTCACCGATTCTAGCAGTTTCACCTTTGTGATTGCCTTGAGTAATAATGATCTTACTTCCGGGTTTGGTGGCTTCATCGAGTTCATCTTCTGCAGATTCGTTATAGATGTCAGCAGTAATAGCAACACGCTTAATGTCAAGAACAGTATTCACTTTATCAGTGATAGCAGTAGAGAAAGCTTCTCTAGCTAATTCGCCATTACCATTCATTATAGAATCGATTAATTGTCTTGTTTTACTCATAGATGTATATTTATTAAATTGTATTTATATAAAATTATATTTTGACTTATTCAGTAGGAGGCTCAGGCAACTCATCGCTTGGATCATCAACACCATCCATATTATTATCACCACCAGCTTCTGGTTCAGCGGCTGCTTTTTCCTTCTTAATATCAGCATCGATATGCTCAATATCTTGGTCGGTCTGACGAAGAATATTATGGCGAATCCATTTCTCGGAATAATACTTACCAATGTATTGTTCCATAGAACCAAGCATATTCAATCGCTCCTGCATGATCTCAAATTCCTTGAGTTCAGTAAAGTAGTTGTCTTCAGCAAAGTCAACAGCGATATTCTCTCTAATCATCTCCCAATCGCTTTCGGTGCAGATACCCTTTAACAATAGCTGAACACGAAGCATATCAATAAACAGATATGAGAACTTCTTACGGAGACGAGAGATGAACTTATGAAACTTAACTTCATCTCTGGAAATCTCGGATGATCGTCCCATGTTAAATCCATTATCAGCCTGAAGTCGGGTAATAGGAACATTCAGAGAACGATAAAGTTTCTCTTGGAAGAACTTAACATCTTCAATCTGACCAAGGTTTTCACCGCCTGGAAGAGTGGTGATTTCGGTACCACGACCTCCTTCACGACGAGGCAACCAGAAATCTTCAAGCATACTCATTGCTTTACGATCATCTCGGATGTCACCAGTATTCATGTCATATACCAGCTTGTTGCGATATTTCGACATGATCGACTGAACATATTCTTCAGCCTTACCCTTTGGAAGGTTACCAGTATCAATATAGAAAATTCTACGCTCGGGAGCGCGGGAGATACGATAGATGACCAATGCATCTTCCATCATACGAAGCTGATTTACAAGCTTCAGCGATTTATGCATATTGGAGATAACTGTTCGACCAGTCTCATCTACAATACCAGAAGGAACATATACAATAGCATTTGGATCGATCTTTAACTGCGATGCGGCAGCACCAACATTATTCAGACCCACACTATCACCAAAGATAAAGTATTCACCAGTGGTTTCAATAGTTTTAACACCAGTGTGTTTATCCATTCTGGAAGAGACCTCACGAACCTTCTTGATCTTTGTTGGATCAACATATCGGACCTCAACAATACCATCTTTTGGTTTTTTAGTATCAATGATAAGATGATAGTAAAGTCTACCATCAATATACCAACGACGGAAAATTTCGGTGCCATCACGATTGAAATTCAGCACCTTAATAATATTATCAAACTCTGTAATGATCTTTTTCTTAATCGAATCTGGATATTCCAGATCATCAAGCATTAGACTAACAGATGTACTATCTTCATCGGAAACAATAGAAGCGTCAACAATATCAGAGATAGCAGAATCGCACTCAGGCAATGTGGCTGCATTTCGATATTTAATGATAATATCTCTTTCATTGACAATGGCCGTGCCATCGATGTCAACAAATTGACCAAAGTATCCAGAGGCAGCATTAACTAATGAAGTGCCCTCTTTATCCATTGGCGGGACAAACGAAACCACATCTTCTGGTTCTTTATAGTCCTTGCCCTTGGCAATCTTTTTCGAGATTTCAAATCCAAATAATTCCATAATAGTATATATACCGAGTAATCACGGATAGAACATGATTACTCGGTATAGGGGTGTAATTAAATATTACGTTGTTGTATTGGACTCCCAGTATTGGTAAGCCAACTCAACGGTGAATTCTTCAACTTTATCGGTGTCATCGTAGCTAAGATCAATAGCTTGGATATTCACTGGGAAAGCATTCACAATCTTATATGATTTAGTAATGTTTTCTTGACGATCAAGTTGATGAACAACCATATTTTGCATGTATGAAAGGGCATTATTACCACCTCCATAATACGAAATGTTTTCGGTATGAGCATTCACAAGGTTCATCCATTCTTCGAATGCATTGCGAACTTCCATTCCATTGTCATTGATAACCGTGATGGTCCAATTTTCAAAGGTACGATCACCAGCAATCTTCAGCTTACGTCCGCGAAACGGAACTTCAATCGGGCCGATAACACTCGCTGGGAGTGAAGCTGCCTTAATCATGAATGCCGATGTAACAATGTTTCCAGTGGTAGCCGAAGGCCAACCAACTTCAACACTGAATAGGTTTGGACGGGCACCACCGCCTTTTAATTGTGCTTTAAAATCATCTAATCCTGCCATAATAGTAGTTTCTTTAAGTATTTAGTTGTTATTATTTATAGGTTATATTAGCCAACCAAAGTCTTAAATTCAACACCAGTGCGAGTAGCGATGAAGTTAAGTGTAATAAAGTTAACCGAATGAACAGGCTTAATGAAGATGTCAGCAACGAAACGGTTACTGTCGATCACACCAGCAGTATTATTCGTTTCATCACAGACGATCTTGAAGTCAATAATACCACGACGACCCTTGACATCACGAAGATAAGGTTCAATGGTATTTCTGAATGAAGCACGTGTGAATTCGTCATTGATTTCAAACAGTTGATATTGCGAAGCATTAGCAACCGCTTTCTCAAGAGTGTTGAACAGACGACGAACATTGATACGATCAAATGCACCTGGTTTAGCTTGAGCTGTCTTATCACCGAAGAGTAAGATGCCTTTACCTGGGAACGAAACAATCGGATTGATACGAGCCTTATAGAGCGTATCACGATCATTTTGATTTGGATTATAAGCAAGCTTAGTCACGCCGCGAAGCTGACCGCGAGTATACCCAGCTGGCGAATTCCAAGGCTCGGATACAAGATCGGTATTAGCGCAAAGACCAGCCATATGGCCTGAAGATGCAATCCACGAATACGTATCAGTATATTTGTTATAGACATATACTGGAGTCGAATCGAACACTGTAAAGCTAGAAGAACCAACGCCAATGTTTTGATCTTGGAATTTAGCAAGGATAGCAGCTTGTTTATCAACATTCGATGTCATCGAAGTGATACTCAGTGGTGCTGAAATAAATCCAACTAGATTACGACGAGATTCAACAATAGTGAATAAAGCATCATCAACATCAGATTGCGACCAATCACCACCATCGACCGAATTTTCAGTAAACAGCAAGTTAATATCGATAATGTTAGGATCAGAAAGACCAATAACATCAAGAGCATTGACAACAGATTGTGATTTCTTGGTTGAATCGGTACCACCTAACATTACGAAAGAACCTTGTCCACCCAAGTTATTGCCACCACTAAAACTATATGTAACAGGAACTCCTGTTACTAATACTGGAGAGAATTGAATCACCGAATCGGATGCAATCGCATATTCTGTTTCTTGACCAACATAAATGCCAGGATCAGAAAGATCAATATCACCAACTTTTACGGTAATTGCAAAGCTATTAATACCAGCCGTATCTAAAGCTGGGTCAAGTAGACTTTGCAATTCACCAGCAGTAAATGTGCTAACACCAGAATACGTGTATTTGATATTAATGAAACCATTCGCAGGATCAGGAGCTGTAACCTCACACGATTTAACACCAGAAATAGCTTTAACAAATGTTACTGTAACATTATTACCTTTAGTTCCAGCAACACCACTAAATGCATTACTTTGAGCAACAAACTTAATGATGTTATTTTGAATAACTGGATCCTGAGTAATACCATTTACAACACTTGTAATCGTGGATTGCCCGTTAAAACTAAGAGTAGCACCATTATAACCACTGTAAGTAAGTTGATAGAAATTACCATTATCTCTTGCATAAGTAAGTGTTTGATCTGCATTATAGAAGTATCCAGCAAGTGATCCAGCATAGACATATGCTGAATTCTGATTGATAACATCTTTATAATAAAGTGACGCACCATTGACATCTTTTGCATCAGATGCAAGAGAAAGTCCAGCAAATTTTTCAAGAATTGTACCAATCGTTCCGCTAAATTTACCATCAGCATCGATCACTAAAAGATGAAACTCATCCATAAGAAAGGATTCAACTTTATCGGCAGCAGTAGTCGAACCAGAAGGACTATCGAAATTGATATTAGCAGCTCCATATAAAACATTCACTAGAATTCCATTTCCTAGTGAACCAGCATATCGAGCGGCGAATGGTGAGGAAATACCATCAAGAGCATCGAAAGTTTCGCTATTCTTGATTTGTGTACCGATACCAGTAGACGTAGCATTCAAATCAGTCGAATCGATAGCACGAACAACACTTAAAGAATTTCCATATTTGAGGAAACTGGCAGCCGTTAAGAATGAAATAGAAGTAGTATCTCCAGAAACGGGTGTTCCAAAGATAGCACCAAGTTCTTTTTCTGAACTAACCGAAACGATTTGTTCGGCTGGTCCCCAGTTAAAATGACCAGCATATCCACCAGAGGAGGTAGACAAGGCAGGCACGACGTTAGTGGAATCAATCTCATTGATTGTAATTCCAGGTGATGTTAAATATCCCATGTTTTTGTTCTTTCAGTTGTTATTTAGTTAATGATAAGTCTTGACGCATAATAAGAAGCACTCAATGAAATGTATTTATAATTTCAGCGATTTTAGAATGTACCCCACTCTTGTTGTGCTTTTACAATCTCCGCATATTCTGGGCTCATAGCATTTTCTTCTGCAGAAAATATACCAAATAAAGGAACATCTTCTTCCATTTCACGAATTCTTTCTGAGTATAATAACTGCTTTAGATCAATAGTGGATATATCACCAAATGCTTCAGACGAAACAAACCAAGAAAATAGCACCAGATTCATAACCATGTCATCATGTGTGCTTCCAGCTGCCTGATAAGAACCACCGCGTGATTCAAAGGAACTTAACTCATGAATTGTATTTACATCGTAAATCATCAATTTACCAGACTCGATAATATCTTTAAGATTAGAACAACCAATACGCTTAACCTTTTTGGTCATTGTCACACCGATACCACCAGACTTGACAGCTGATTCAACGAATGTGTTTTCATATTCATATTCATGATAGACAGCATTACAAACAACCTGTCCAGCATCGTTATTCTCAATAATAACCATTGCATTATTGTAAGTCTTCGCAGTCCTAACAATAATATCTGGGAACAATAATGGTGAAATTAGGTTATCTCTAAATGTAGCCACCTGTTCAAATGGCATCACAGAAACATCAATTATAGTAAATGTTGAATAGTCTTGGCCACGACCTTTAGATACATCAGCAACTAAAGCATAATGATGTGATTCTTTAGGTTCAAAGAAATAATTAACATCTCTTTGTCTATATGTCGGTTCTCTACCTTTAAGTCCAAGCAAAGCATCAGAAGAAATCAGAGTATTAGATGATCCGATGAATGAATTTCCAAATTCTTGGGAAAACTGAAGTTCAGATGTATTAGCTACGGTCTGCCTTTTCCATTCTTCATCACGTCCCGGAACATCCCACCAGTCAACCCTAAATCCCTTGAAGTCATTTGCACCCTGAACTGCTCCCTCCCAAAGTCGATAGAATAGATTACCAACACCATTTGCAGTAGATGTAATAATTACCTTAGTCTGAGTTCCAGAAGTAATAACTGGATATGTCGATGTATAGAATTCGTTTGAATTTTCAACGAAAGCAAATTCGTCCAAGAACAAAAGGTTAATCGACATACCTCGAATCGATGAAGCTGATGTAGCAGCGGCAACAATCTTAGAGTTATTGGAGAATGCAATAGTTCCTTTATTAAAGACTTTACATCCAGGCTGAAGAAAAAATGGTAAGTTCTCAATAGCTAGAGAGATGCGTGATAACATTTCACGTGCTGTTGCTCCCTTGTTAGCCAGAATTGCAATAGTCTTTTCGGAATGAAAGATCGCATACCAAAGCAGATAGGCAATAGAACTGATCGATTTACCAGATTGACGACAAGCTAAGACAATAGAGAATCGATTGCTATTGAAATGCTTGAACATTTCCTCCTGATATGGATAAAGAAGGAATGGAACCAAGCCTCTGTCAAGGTTAATAACCTTAATATATGTTCTAGCGAAATATGCAGGATCCGCCATACACTTTTGGTATTCAACAATTTCATTAGCCGTAAAGCTCTGTTGATACCCATCGGGTTTGACGTATGGATTGCCGTTATATGCATCCCTCTGATTGTCGCTATTATAAGCCATATTAAATATCTACCGCCTCAGCTTTTTGCGATGTCAAAAACTTCTGAAGTTCAGTAGTGCTACCAACGAAAATTGAATTGTTTGTAGTAGTTGTATTACCACCATTATTATTGGATTTAGTTAAAGCCTTTTCATGAAGCTTCTTTCGATCCTTCTGAAGGTTCATTAGCTGTTGGTTTAGATCAGCAGCCATTGTCAACATACCCGACAGAATCTCAAATGCTCTAGGAGTCTCTGAATCTGATGCAAGAGCCATCATCGTGGCGATAGATTCTTCAGCATTATCAATTAGCTTCTTTAATCTCTGACGTGAATACTCATAATCAGATTCCGTATCTTCAGCAATACTAGAATCAATCGTGGCTACAACTGGAACAACATCTTCTTTAGCGGCTACTGGAAAATGTTGAGACAATGATGCCATGATACTCTCTTTGTCTTTTTTCATTATAAGAAACCAAAGGTTGTATTGACAGTGAAATCCTCTTTAGTATCATTCACTGGATCACCTAATTCAAGATGAACTTTATCAATCGGTGTTGCATCGATTGGATTCAGACCTTCATATAGATTTGCATCCACAACTTTAATAACACTCTTCAAATTACTAATCGAGCCAATAAACTTAACTCTGATTGTAAAGTCTAATGTGTAAACAAGATGGCGTTTAGTTGTTGTAAAATCGCCCTCATAATCATCTTGAAATGTCGTAGTATTTAAAGTAATAGGAACATCTGTGAGTGTTCCAGGCCCCTCAAGATCCTTGACCGTAATCGTATACTCTGGAGTAAATGTTGGAATAATCTGTTCAAAGATTTGAAGAGCATCATCCTGATTACGAGCAATAATATTCAACTGCATTCCAAGAAGATATGGAACACTCTGCTTAATAAAGTTGCGTTGACTATTATCTTCACCAGTAGCAAAGCTTCTGGTATTGAGCTTGTTCAATTTGACATTATTATCATAACCGATAGTTGTCATCTCAAAGCTCATACGAGGAAGCCTCAATGCAATATCTGTTGGATATTCATCGCCTTCATTTGTCTTAATACGCATTAAGAAATGTTCTTTAGGGCCATATGCTAATGGAACCCGAGTAACATTCATAAGCTTACCATCGATAGCTTTTCCAGTATAGACATTATTAAAGATTGTACCGAATACGGCAACGATCTTCTTCAATGTTCCATTGTAATAATATGATCCATCTAACATGATTAAATAACGTGAGCGTCTCCAAATGGGTTTTCTACCGAGAAATCAATATATTCATTTCCGATACTTTCAAATGCATTGTTTTGTGATCCTGGGTCATTATTATATGCAATAGGATCCATATCTCCAAGTTCATAGGTATCAACGATTGTAGATACGATTTCAGACTTCATACCAGTCAATGTGGTTCCAGCCACCAACTTATGGAAGTTACCATCGTTAAAGCTAAGAACACTCATACGTTCGGTCAGAACATCAGTTAATGGATCAACTGCATATTCCAGAAGCTTGGTATAACCTGTAACACCTGAAGGTAGAGTAATGATAAGTTTTTCATTAATGAAATGCCTTTCATTCGCAGTAAATTCCACTGAAGCAGTAACCATCTGAGAAGAAGTGCGTTGAAGATCATCAACAGCAGCAATACCAGTATCAATCTCTTGGTTTGCATACTCAAAGGTTTCGCATGTAAGTTTGAATGTTGGTACATTTTTCAGTTGAAAGAATGGTTTTTTATCTTCGACGTATCTAATTTCAAAAAGACCTTTAGTCATTGGAATATAGATCAAATCACCTTCACGTGGTCGAATCGAATCTTTCGTATATCCTTTATGACCAATAAGCTGATTCCATCGTCTACGGGAAACAGCAAGTGTAATCTGATCATGAATCTCAAACCCAAACTTTGAATACATCTTACCATCACCTTCAAGACCATCGATTGATTCAATATACATTTCAATCTTAAATGCAGAATCAAACTTGCTTAAAGTATCTTCATTCAGTATTAAATCAATCGAATAATATGATCTTGGCAGATACCAAATATCATGCCCGTACACGCGCATAGCTTCAATGGTTAAATCTTCAAATAAATTTTGTTCAGATTTAGTTCCATTATGAAAGTAAACATTAAGAGGCATTTTTTAATTCCTTTCTTTTTCGCCATAATTCCTTCATGGCTATCGAGTTTTTAAGATTATGTTCTGTTGATTTAGGAATACCCTTACCCTTTCCGATTGAAGAATCTGACATTTTTTTCCTAGATTCAAGTGAATGATTTCTTCCATACATTGGATTTTTATCACCAACATATGTAGAAGCTCTTTCACTCAACTTTCTTCTATGTTCTTCTGTTCTACCGTTACCAAATTCTGATTTATTGCGAGCTATAACATCAGGTCTTTTATTACCTCTATTACCATTACCTATCTTTAGTTTAGCTTCTTCTGAATGAAATTTCAATGTAAATTTGCCATTACCATTATGTTGATTATAATAGTCATTATTATTTTTAGCATCAACTGCTTTAAGTAATGTTGCTTCTAGTGAAACCATTTGATCTCTAGTTCCCCTAGAGATTATATATCTTTCAAATATAGTTGGATTATTTTTATATTCTTGTAATACAATTTTACTGGAACAAATATAACCATCATTGACATCACCTTTATGCCAACCAATATATAATTGATTAGTTATAATATTTCTCCAACTATATACAAAGGCTTCGTGCATAATAAAATATATTTATCAACAAACTAATTATCCCACGAAAAAGTCAGCTGGAAACGCGAATTTGGATTCAAACTCTTCTTCCATCTTTTCAATCTCAGCTTTAGCTTCTTCAAAGATCTTTGTTCCATTGATAGTAACACCACCTGGTAGTTGCATTCCTTCAAACTTAGACAAGTTCTGACCCCATTGTTTTTTAATTAATGCAGTCAAATATTTCTTTAAAGCCATGTCATTATAGATGTCACGGTATGCTTCTGGATCAATCGTAAAGTAACCTTCGATGATAACATATTGTCCAGCATGAAGAGTATGCTTCCAATCGATTTCAATCTCAAGTCGATTCATATGACGAGAGAACACCACCTGTTGAGTCATACCATTCAACTCAAGTTCAATGAGACTCATATATTGCTTGGTGATTTCATAGTTCACAATGGAACCTGGGTCACGAAGTGAATAGATGTCAGACATCATCATCTGATATTGAACTGAAAACAAGTCAGTTCCCATCATTGAAGAACCTT